TCAAATTCACAGATGGAACAAGCCGCACAATCGGCGGAGCCAATGACATTGCAACCTGCCTAGATTACGATCTGGGTCGCAACTGGGTAGAATCAAATGGTCTCGTATGGGCAGCAGAGGACGCCGAAGGCCACGAAGACGACTCAAGCGCAGAAATTCTAATCGACGGTGTTCGCACTAGCATCGACAACCTCCCAATCTAAAATATATGGAACCTATCAATTTTCTCATTCTCTTCGCCGTCTGCTGCACCTCGGCATTCGCCGGTGGATACGTCCTCGGAAACCTCAAAGCCACCTGCCAAGCGGAGCAAACCCGCCGCTGGTGGATGAACCGCCAGATCCGCAGGGAGCGGAAATAAGGCAAAACAAAAAACAGGAAACATAAAAAATGAAAAAAACAGAACAACGCAATTTATTTGAAGATAAAAAAGAGTTTATTTATCTTGAGACAATTATTGGGTCAGGATTTGAGGCGGATGTGGCAAAACTAGCCCTTGATGACGGTATAGCATATCGAGCAGCAAGAAAAAATATGCAGATACACTCTGCGGTGCTGGTTAAAGTCAATGATGAGTTCGCTGGCTTTTTCACATTTCAAAACAACCATGAGATAAAAGAGTTTTGCTTGCTTCAATCTACGATTAAGCCTGAGTTCTTCTCTTATGATCTTTATTCAGAAATGACGGCAGAGGTTGTTTCACACAATAAAAACCATTATCCAGCATTTATTACAACAAATCCAAAAAGTAAATTTGAAACGCCTAAATTTTTTGAGAGCATGGGCTTTAGAACTTACTTAGAAATGTCTGGATATGCTTATATGATATTAGGCTCAGACGAGCAAGCTAGATTTAAACTTCTCGCACACATTACAATGTGCAACGTGTGGAACTCAATAAGCGGAAGATGGCTAAAATTAAAACGAGAATGGAATGCGCTAATTGAAGGAGCTGGTGAAAAGGCATCAGTTAAAAATCCAAAGTATGCAACTCGTGATGGGTGCTGGCAAGGTAGCAGCGGGATGTCAAATGTTGTATTTACAACGCATAAAGTTGAGGATGGCATAATAAAAACCAACTCAGAAAAATCACACAATGGGAACGCCTCTGTTTTAGACCCAGTAGCGTGTGAAGTTATCCTTCGTTTCTTTATGCCAGCGAACGGGAAACGAGTTTTCAATCCATTTGGCGGAGGCGTCCAATTTGGATTTGTGTCAGGGCATTATGGATATGATTATGAATCAAGTGAAATTAGGAAAAACCAATGTGATGCTAATAATCTGATATGCGGTGAATTAAAGGGAAAAGCAATTTGGACGCACAGCGATAGTTCGATCTATAAACCGAGCCACAAATCAGATCTAGTTTTTACTTGCCCTCCATATTACAAAGTTGAGGAATATCTTGATTATGATGGGAAGCCTCCAGAGGGTGAATTAAACACTCTTCCAGATTATGAAACCTTTAGAAATTTACTTTTTTCTGGATATAGAAATGCTATTGATTCATTAAATGAAAATTGTTTTTTTGTTGTAATGACTGGCGATAGCAGAGATAAAGATGGCGGATATTATTGCTGCGAGTCTGAGCATGAGTTATTCTTTAAAAACGAGGGGTTAATGGTTTACAATAAAATCATTTACCTTGAATGTGAATTTACACGGCTTGCCCATGCTAAACGGACACTAAATTACAGGAAATTTCCTAAACGCGAGCAAAAAATCATAGTTGCTTACAAGGGTGATCCAACTAAAATTAAAGACCTATACCCTTCAGTCGGGAGGTTATAATGAAAAGCTACTCAAACATAATATCATTAAACCTTAATTCTCGCGGGGTTTATTGCATAGACACGAGCATGGGGTGTGAGAGCGGGATGAAAAATGAACCAGGGGGTTGTTATGGTGATTGTTATGCGGCAAAGTCAGCAAAACTATACGGATATGACTTTTCGAAAACAGTTTTAAGGGGGTTTGATGGATATTGGCATGAAATTGAAATATTAAAAAAAATAAATCATTCAAAAGCCAAGTTTATTAGAATAGGATGCAGTGGAGATCCTTCTGAAAATTGGCAGCATTGTATTAATATTTTAGACAAATTAAAAACCTGCAATAAAGAGATAGTGATAATTACAAGACATTGGACTATTTTAAGCGACCAGCAGATAGCGTGGCTTTCCCGTTTAAATATTTGTATCAACTCATCCGTGTCGGCTCTCGACACTCCAGAAATAATGTATAGATCAATTTCTCAATTCAAAAGACTGGAAAAGCATTTAAAGTCAGTCCTAAGAATAGTATCATGTGATTTTAATACTAAAAATGAAACTGGCTTAAATTTGCACCAAATTCAAAATGAGTTATTTAAAAATGAACCAGTGATTGATACTATATTTAGACCAAGTTTAAAAAATAAACTTGTGATTGATGGCATTGTAAATGTTTCTAAAACCTTATTCAACGGCAAAAAAACATTAACGAGCAAGTTTAATAAAAGAACATTTGCAGGGAAATGCAAGAATTGTTCGGAGTTATGCGGAGTTGGCGTAAAGTCAAACTACAAACACACAACAAGGCCAGGGCTTGAAACACAAAATCAATTTTGGAATTAATTACAATGACCCTTGAAGAACTACATGACGCAGAATGTGAGTTCACCCGCAACCTTCTTTGCGGAATGATCGAGCAGGCCGTTGAAGACCTGCGGAGCGAGAAGGTCTTTGTTTCAAAACAAATGAACGCTCACCAAGAGATCGACCGCGACACGGCCTTGCACTTCATACGCTCCAAAGCATTCCAAGGCATCTGCGATGTTCTTTCACTCCCAGCAGACAAGATCAAAACCAAGGCATTAAAATATGAATCTCGCGATTGATCCCGGCACAACGCACAGCGCGTTCGTGCAGTTTCACAACGGCAAGGTGATCGACCACGGCCACATTCCGAACGAGGAGATGCGCCAAGTGCTCATCGGTCGCGAGTACACTCGTTGCGCCTGCGAGATGATCGCCAGCTACGGAATGGCGGTCGGTGCTTCGACCTTTGAAACTTGCGTCTGGATCGGACGATTCATCGAGGTTGCGAGAGTGGACGTTGAATTAATTTTTAGGAAAGATATTAAACTATTTCTATGCGGAACGATGCGAGCCAAGGATGCGAACATTCGCCAATCCTTAATTGATCTCATCGGGCCGCAGGGAACAAAAGCCCAGCCGGGGCCAACCTACGGCATAAAGTCCCACTCGTGGGCGGCACTCGCTGTGGCCGTATTCGCAGCACAACAAAAAGGAAAATGAATAACTTTCACACATTGGAAGACGCCTTTTCCTATGTTCGAGTTTTACAAAAACCAATCACCATTCCTCTAGATAAACAACACAAAATATGGAAACCAAAACATAGACAGAGAGTAGATGGCGGAGATCCAGTAAGAACTCCAATTGATCGTGTAGCAGCGCGAGTAGTTGCTAGAGCACCGTGGTGGGCGTTCCCACCTGAACCAGCAAGAGAAAAACCAAACCAAAATAAAACACCTAACAAAAAGAAAAAAACAAAAAAAATGAGCACAATAAATGAAACAGTAGTCGTCAATACAGCAGCCTCTCAAATGACAGGGTCATCATATGTTGCATCTTCCGGTCTAACAGTTCGCATCATAAACGGGCAACAATATATTGATATGAATGAAGTCGCGGCATTAATATGCGCTGAAATCGCAAAGCTGCCTAAAGAAACTAGGCCAAACGTAAAGGCTGCCGAAGATGCGCGTCAAATTATTCAAGAATTGACACAAGGAATTGGAGGTGAAATGGAAAAGTTTCGCGCAGACAATAAGAGGTATCTAGAGGATATCCGTAACACAAGATTTGCGATGATTACCGAGACATCACAAATGACAGGCGCACTAAAGGAAGTAAGACAATTTTTCTTAGGTGGCGATTACAAAGAAGAAATAGCGAGATTAAAGGAATTTGTTGATCTTTGTGAAAGACTTCAATCGTTAAAAAAGTCAGGATTTTTAGATAATGTTGCCGACACGATGCTTCGACTAGCTCAATAAATATATCTTATGACACCTTTAAAAATAGCACTAATAAACTGGAGTCCAAAATACTTAAGATTAGTAGTCGGAGACCAAATCAATCACCGCAGTAAAACAACAAACAACAAAAGAAAATAGAAAATGAAAATAACTAAAGGAAAACAAACACGCGCTCAGCGCGTCGTCATCTACGGAGTCGAATCCGTAGGCAAAAGCACATTCGCGGCTAAGTTCCCGAAGCCGCTGTTCTTGGACATCGAGCAAGGTACGTCACATCTTGACGTTGATCGATGCGAAATCAACACTTGGAAACAACTCACGGACGCTCTAACAGAAGCCAAGGCGACCGACTATCAAACCATCGTCATCGACTCGGCAGATTGGGCAGAACGC